ATAATAATTACGAGTGTCGGTATCTGTGGATTTCCAATCAGTAATAACGTTTTCAAAACTACTGTCTGATGCAACTTGAACATTGTGTCCTGCTTGAGATCCAGTATATGCTGAAAATGGAGATACTAATAATGTTATTGAACCGTTACTGGACAACATTGGAAAAGAAGAATCTGTAGGCATCATAGCAGTAATAACAGATCTACTTGGTAGTTCACCTCCAGAAGAAGTGACAAATGATGTATTCTTTAACACTACATTTACAGTTGACTCTGATGCTTCAGTTGTTGCTGTTAATTGTTGTTGCGCGAGAGAAATAGTTTTGTTTATATTTAATGATCTTCCCATTTGCTTATAATCCTTCCTCAAATCCAAATACATTTACAGACGTATTTGCAGTGTTTGAATATGCTATTATTTTTTTATTTGCACCTACTACAATTCCTGTTCTTTCTAAAACATCATTAATAGAAATTGTTGTATCATATTCTATAAATTCTTCTGTGCTTGGAATATTGTTTACATCAGATGTTGATGATATTGCTATTCTTACAATTGCATCTGTTGTTCCGCTTCTATTTACAATATTAATTCCTACTGTTGCTACTATACTAGAGGGAACAGTATATATAACTGTGTATGTTGCAGCTGATAAAGCACTTTGTCCTAATGTTCCGGAAGCCATTAAAATTCTCCTTTATAATGATCCAATATAATATTGTTTTGCTCTTCCAATATTTAAATTTTCTTTTGCTGTTATAACATTATTTAAATCTGATAAATTATTAGTTGTTTGTAACGCAGAATCAGCAGCAGATCCTTGTGCTGCTGTTGCATAATCAGTTGCTGCTGTTGTTGCTGCTGTTCCGAGTCCTAGATTACTTCTTGCAGTTCCTGCATCTGGCAAATCATTCAAATTTTCACTCTTCAGTAATGCTGTTGATGTATTACTAATTTTTTGCCAGTCACCTATTGAACTTCCATTATTTTGTGTGATAATAAAGGAATCATTATTCAGGTCTGATCTGACTGCATAATCTCCAATGCCACCCACCAACGCAAGCATTGCTGATTCACTTGCAACAGTACCTAGAAACTCTGAAAGAAATACATGATCTATTGCAGTAGTTTTAATTCTCGTTAATGGCATTCTCTTTTTTCCCTTTTAATAACTTTTGTAGATCAGCAGTGCTTCCGACATATAATGCGTTTGTAACACTTCTTGGTCCAGCATTTGATTCTGATTTCACGCTCTTCATTTTTTCTTGAAGAGCCATCAATTTGTCTGTTACATCCGCAACATTCTTGATCAGATTTCCTGCAACTTCATATGCTCTTGGTTGGTCAGATTCTCTTGCAATATTCAATATACCTTCTATTGCATCCTGACCACGTTCAACCAATGTATAAAGATTCTCTCTTTGATATTTATAATCACCATCAATATCTTCCACATTCATTTTGGATACTGGTGTGGATGGAGGAGTTACCACCGATGTGGCAGTTTCCACTACATCCGCAATACCAAGAACCTCATCAAGAGTATCAATCGACTTGCTCATCTTGTCCTGTTACTGGATTGTATGTTTTTGCGTCTTCAAAATATGATGTGGTTTCATTAAATCCGAAATCATCATCAAACGATGCAGTCACTGGATCAGGTGTAGCTGAGTATCTTTGTTCTCTGGATACTGCAACATCTGGTGTATTTGTGTATTGATCCACCTGAACTGCTTTGATAACTTTCTGAGAACTTACTGGTCCATACAAGAAAAACTTGACATTAAAGTTTAATGTGTATATAATTGCTCGTCTGGCAGTAAATTCGCCTTCATAGTTGTCTTCATAACTGATACTGTTTAACACAATTGGAACATCACGAATAATATCAAGTTCTGGTCTTTCTCTTAGTGTGACAGTATATTCTGGTTGAAAGAAAGGTAAAATTTGTTCCACAATCTGTAGTGCATCATCAGAATTTTTTGCCATTACATACAATTCAAATGCCAAGTTATAAGGAACAGGCATGTATGAAGATGCTACTGCTGAATTAGTATCTGCTTTCTTTTTTACCTTAATGGCACGATTCAGTTTTCTTGTAGAATCATATTCTAGTGTTTGAATTTCAAATCCGATTCTAGGAAGTGTGATTGCAACAGCCTTTGTCTGATTAGCATTTTGAGATAAAAGTGTAAGCCATTTTTGTTTTGGTCCATATGCCAATGGAACTTTCATCTTTTGTGCAATTTGACCTGCTGAATTTGTCCGTGTCAAAAATATGTTGTTAAAAAGCGAACCAAATGCTACAACAATATCTTTGGTTGTAGCATGATAAAAATGATCTCCAATCATGTTATGTCTCCAAATGGATTACTTTCACTAAAATCTAGAACGGTGTTATTGAATGTGTCAAAAATATCATTCTGTGCTTTAGTATCTTTTGTTTCAATAGTATAATCTTCATTCAACAAATAATTTGTTCCTTCACCTTCTTGTAGAACTGATCCTGTACCATCTTCTAGTGTTAATTGATAACTTAAAACATCAAGTGAATAAGTTGTTTCAATATTGTCAATTTCAACAATTCCCGTATCAATTTGTTCTGAACTATAATCAAATGATCGGCACTTTAGTTTATAAACAGGAAGATTTTGTACCTGATAGAAAGGATCATCATGATCAACAAATGATATTTCAAAGAGATGTTTTGTTCTGGGAAAATAAACTAGATCACCTTCATTTGGTCTTGTGCTCACAATCAAATTCTGATCAATTGAAATTAATTGTTCCCAACGTCTTCTGGCTACAACAAAAGTAACTTCATTCTGAATGTCAAGTCCAAACTTGGTCATCAATTCTTTTTCACCATCATATCCTTCAATATTCTCTACATACATTTCAATCAGATATGCATCATTAAATTCGGAAAGAGGATCTTCTCCAAGAATAGTATCTTCATTCACCAGTGTTCTTGGAAGATAAAAAACTTCCTGACCAAATGCTCGAAGTTGCTCAATAATCAGGTCTTCATACAGTCTTTGTTCTGGTATTGTTCCTGTGTCAAAATAAACCGAAGTTGGCATTCTTTATCCTATCATGATTTCAGGTGGAAGTTCGTAAGCCAACTGAATCTGTTCTTCTAGTTTTAATAACTCTTCCTGTGCTTGTTGATAGATTGTTTCACCATTCATGGTCACACCACCCAACATCTGAACACCATTGAACTTGATCAGATTGCTACCCCATTGCATTTTGATTAGTTGTGTGGCATATCTTTTCAGATACATGTCATTCCAAATATCTGGAAATGTAGCTGGATCAAGTTTACGAATTGCCTCAATCACAATATATTCACCATCTACAATATCATGTCTCCAATCCATGTCAATGTACAGGCGATTCTGATGCTGATTATGTCGGATTGGTTTTTGACCAATTAAAATACTATCCAGCAAGTCAAGATGCTGCATAGTCATGTCATAATGAATGATGGAAGTTGATGAGAAATCATACAAGTCATTCAATCTTAGCTGATACCGAACATCAAACATGTTGATGTTGCCTTTGTCACTAAAATTGAATACCTTGATGACTGAAAGAATGGAATCTGGAACAGGAATGTAATTTTTTTGTTCTTTCCAAGCAGCAGTAGTTGTACCATCTACATCAGTAACTGTTGCAAGCGTATTGTCGGATCTTGCTCGATCAATATCTGCTTGAGAAACTTGATATTTTAGATAAACTCTTTCGGCACCATCATAATGATACTGAGCAAAATATTGAAGTGCTTGGTCTATTCTGTCTTCAACTTGGTCAGGATCAACATTTATTTCAATAACAGGATGTCCAAGTGCTCGGAGACAATATTTTCTAAATTCTTCTCTTGTGGATGGAACAGGCATAACAACTTTCTTGAAAAAATAAAGTGTTTACCTTTATTTATAAGAATAGTTATGTTACAATATTATGGTATAGAATTTATCACAGATACACTATTATCTGTGGATTCAAATAATGTCATAAATTCTTCAATAGTTGTACAAGCAACAATTTGTTCTATGATAGAATCAACGGCAACTCTTACTGATGTTCTATAGGAAGAAATCTCTTCTGGAATAGCCTTTCCAGTCTCTGATTGTCTTGTTACATACCAATCAGTATTTTTGAGTTTTTCGTATGCTGTGGTTTTTGTTCTTTCTATCCATTGGTTTTTGAGTCCGATAGTAATACGCTGATTGCCATCTTCATCCAATACTGGATTACCGTCTTCATCTGTGACGTTCACATCTTCTAATGACTTTGGATTATTGGCTGACCAATAAAACCGTTCATCATACGGATCTGGTGGAGCAGGAGGTTCTACCCAAACCATTCCAATAGAAGTTTTG